CCCTCCGAGCAGAACACGCTGGAAACGCCGTGGGCTGATTACCTGAATGTGCCAGGCTACGTCTGGCTGAACCCGCCATACAGCGACATCACGCCGTTTGTGAAGAAGGCTGCCGCCGAGAGCAACAATCAGATCGGCACGGTCATGCTGGTTCCGGCAGACACATCGGTTGGCTGGTTTAAGGAGGCTATCCAGACCGCCAGCGAAGTTCGCTTTATCACCGCCGGGCGGCTGGCTTTTATCAACCCGGTCACCGGTAAGCCGGTCTCGGGAAATAACAAAGGCAGTATGCTCATCATCTGGCGACCGTATCCGCGTACACACTGCCACTTCGCAACTGTGGACCGGGACGAGCTGATGGCTTTCGGGGCGAAACTTCTCGCCCGCCGGGAGGCCGCATAACGCCAGCAAATGAAAACGCCATCCGCACCGCATGCCGCCGCTGCACCGAGGAAATCCAGCAGGCCATGCGCAAGAAGCCAAAACCTAACTGGAACGAAACGGTGCCTCCCATCATCAACAAGCATCACAAGAAAATTGAAGCTCTGGGAGTTAGCCTCCTGGAGTTCGTCGTATACACAGGTCGGCTTAATCGCCGCTTCGGAGTTGAATCGTGACCAAATACGCAAAACTGGATAGTGAGGTGTTAAGCGCTATTGGTGCTCAGCCAACCTCGTTTTCGGAGCTATTTAGCCCTTCCGTCAGACAGGAGTGCCTCGTCATTGCTGAAGCAGAAGGAAAGCACCCGATGGACGTCTTCCGCATTCTTGACCGCCGGCTCCAGTCGCTCAGGAAGCTTGGCGTTATTCAGCACGTCAAAGGTAAAGGGTGGATACAGCCATGAAATCGCACATCAACAGGTCGCTAAAGCGGCCTTTTTTATTGCTGGCCTTCACCTTCAACCGCATTAATCGACTCTTCGAGGAATAACTATGGACGAAATGACACAGGAATTTAAAGACTGGTACGAAAAAGAAACTGGATGGTGTGTAGAAGATGCACCCTCAGACGATGTAACAGCGCTTATCTGGCTGGCATGGAAAGCCGGGAAAAAGGCTGGTGAAGACTTTAAGGAGTGAATCTTGGATATCATCGACACAGCAGCTGAGATTGAAGAGCTTCAGCGTAACGCTGCCCTTTCCGCTCACCGCATCGACCGCAATGCCGTATCGGCTGAGCGTTGTGAAGAATGCGACGAACCAATTCCCGAGCCGCGGCGCGCTGCCGTTCCCGGTTGCAAGACGTGCGCCAGTTGCCAGGGTGTTATCGAATTGAGGAATAAGCAGAGGGGGATGTGATGCCAGAAAAAGTCATTCAGGGTGAGTGCTTCCAGGTTGGCGAAGTATGGCAGTCGCCGCGAGGTTTCCTCTACAAAGTTGTCGATATTGCTGGGAAAGAGGCGATCCTTCGCATGGGGACGCATGGCCTGGGACGCAAAACGAAGCGATGGGTTGACGCCATAAGTGGCTGGTCTCTGTATATGGAGGAGGAGTGATGGATTACAGCAAGCTGAGTGATGGGGAAATCAGCGTCAGGCTGGCCTATTTCCTTAAGCCAAAATACAGCGCCACCATTCACCCGCATGAAAGTACCGGCGCCAATTTGTCGTGGAATTGGTTTAACACGGTGCAGAACACTGGTTATTTCCCGCTGCGTCGTGCCGAAGAGCTATTCCCGGCAATGAAGAAGCACCGGATCGGCCTCACCCCATCAGGTAAGACCGTCTGGCAGGCATCGCACGAATCTGGCATCAGCGCCACTCACCGTAACCCACTTCGCGCCGTGGCAATCGTCTACCTCCTTTTGCAGGAGTCAGCCAATGTTCAAGCTAATCCAGCGCGGCCAGATATTCGCTGACCAGCACGGCTGGCCCGTAATTATTCATTCCACCACATCAGAAGTTGTCCGCTACTGGCGACAGGGGCGGATCAACACCGCGTCAATCGACAGATTTATTAACGATTTCGAGCCGCTCGACCATCGGGAGGCGGAGCAGATCCGCGCCGAACTGGAAACGAGCGAGCACATTAAACGGCTGAGAGCCATGCAGATGCATTGAGGAGAGATTATGGGAAAGATGACTTTCGTATTTGAGTATGAAGACGGCAAGGAGCCGCCAGTCAGTGCGGGGCTTGAGTTTATGGGCGGGAAGATTGTCGCAGCTGCATTTCGCGATGCTCTCGAAGAGCCAGAAGTATGTGATGAGATCGTGCCTGACCCTGATTATCTGAAGAACGCCCGCAGTCAACTATGACGCAACTGATAGCCAGTTACGAGCTGGCTATTGGGTGCGAAAATTTAGTGCGATAGAATACCGTCATCATAAAGGAGGAATTAGATGAAACTGACACAACAGCAGTGCACCATCCTAACTGGCTACACTGGGGTATTGATCGGGAGCTTTTCTGATTTTCAGCAGGATGCTGAGAAACGTCTGGGCAGAACTTTGCTTACCCACGAAATGGCCTCTGCCGAGGTTATGTCTGAATTGAAAGAACTTTATAAAAAAGATTTCCTCGCTTTAATGCCCGAATAGACCGTTCGCCACATCCCTGTCTCACCTAAATAGAACCCGCCACTGAGCGGGTTTTCTTTTGGGAGTTAATCATGCATTCGAACCCAATGACCTGGCTCATCGCCGCACTTATGGCGCTGGGCGCTCTCATCTCATTTCTTCACGAACCGGAAGGTGTGCAATGGCTGCTTTTAATGTGGGCGCATTAGTCCAGAAGAAGACCGGCGGTATACATGGCGTGGTGGATAGCCAACTGGAGCCAGAAGGCGATCACCCGAAAGCCTGGGTGCGATGGGATGACGGCAATTATTCAGTGCACTCGGAAAACGAATTACGTGCGGCCACACCAGACGGCCCGCAGTTTTATAAAACAATGTCATAGGAGGTGAGATGGTTACAGCAGAGCCACTCACTGCGCAAAAGGCAGCGAAACTCCTGAAAGTCTCACCGAGAACTGTCTACCGTCTTATCGACTCGGGGCAGCTGGCCGGGAAGAAAATCGGGAACAAATACCGGACGACCGACGTCGCCTGTATTGCGTATTTACATGACCCGCGCGATCCTGTTTCCGCGAGCGCGGGTGAACATAAAGGAGAAATTTTATGTCAATCACCCTCAGAGGCGGCGTCTGGCACTGTCATTTCGTTACGCCGTCAGGGAAAAGAATTAGACGATCTCTTGGTACGGGGGACAAGAAACAAGCGCAGGAGCTGCACGACAAGCTGAAGGCTGAAGCGTGGCGGGTGGATAAAATTGGGGAGCTTCCGACGAGGACATTCGAGGAATGTTGCATCAGGTGGATCCGCGAGAAGGAGCATAAGCGGTCACTTGATGACGACAAGACCAAAATAGAATACTTCCTGCGGCATTTCTCCGGGCGGGATATTTCGACCATCACAGCCGAGCAGGTTAACGAGGCTGTTTCTAAGATGGTCAACCGTAAGCATATTCAGATCTGGGAGTCACGAAGGGACGCGGCAATCCGGCGGGGAAAGGAGCCGCCGCCGTATAACGATAAACCGGTTAGCCAGGCCACAAAGAGCCAGCATCTTTCTTTTATGCGTTCTCTGTTTAAGGCTGCGGCTAATGACTGGGGGTGGATTAAAACAGCCCCGGTTATAAAAACCAAAAAGCCGATCAGCAAACGCATCCGCTGGTTGACCAGAGATGAGGCGGAAAGGCTTATCGCCTGCATGCCGGAGTCAATAAAGCCGGTGGTGATATTTGCACTGGCAACCGGCCTGCGCCGCTCCAACATAATTGATCTGGAGTGGCAGCAGGTCGATATGCAGAGAAAGGTTGCATGGGTAAATCCGGAGAACGCGAAGGCGGGCAAGGCTATCGGCGTGGCTCTGAATGATACCGCATGCAGGGTGTTAAGGGATCAGATCGGGAAAAGTTCCAGGTGGGTATTCGTTCACACGAAGCCATCAACGCGCCCGGATAAAACCGTCACTCCGGCTGTCCGCAAAATGCGAGTGGATGACAATGTCGCCTGGCGCATTGGACTGGAAAGAGCGGGTATAGAAGACTTCCGTTTTCATGACCTCCGGCATACCTGGGCGAGCTGGTTAATTCAGTCCGGCGTTCCGTTGTCCGTTCTGCAAGAAATGGGCGGCTGGGAGTCCATCGAAATGGTACGTCGATACGCTCACCTGGCGCCGAACCACTTAAGCGAACACGCACGGAAAATTGATGCCATTTTTGGCAACCATGACACAAATACGACACAAGGAGAAAATCAGGCTGGCTTGAAACTGGCGTAGGTAACTGTTTTTAAATGGCACGCCCTGTAGGATTCGAACCTACGACCTACGGCTTAGAAGGCCGTTGCTCTATCCAACTGAGCTAAGGGCGCACGGAGAAGAGTGTACTTCGCGGTGGTGAAACGCCTGGAATTATACGGTCAATGCGTAGTGAGTCAATGCCTTTTCCGCCTTCTCTGGCGATAATGACTAGCTGATTGTAAATACGGCTGTTTTTTCAACATTTATCCCTCTTTTACGGGCTGCGAAAAGGCTTAGCCGCTTTTAAGTAACGCCTGCTGTTTTCCTGTTTACTTCACCTTCACACTGTCCAGCGGTAACCCGGCCGCCTGGAGGCTGGAAGTGAACAGGACGACGGAGTGACAGCGCCAGACCAGACAGGTTTTCCCTCGTGCGTGCAGCACATCTCACACGATATTACAGGCATTAAGCTTGAACCCATTGTCGCCCTCTCATCTTCGCGCACGGTGGGGGCCGAAGTGCTCAGCGTGCTGTCGCCGCATCAGCAAAACGAAAGCTTTTTCCAGGACTGGTCCGCCGCCCGGGCGCTTATGCTGCTGGAAGCACAGATCGCCGCGTTAAAAAACCCCTTCCCCTGTGACAACCTTTTCATAAATTTGCCGATAACCGTTCTGACCATACCGGAAATGTTCCAGCGTTTACTGCAACTTAACAGCCCACCGCTGAACATTGAACTCGTGGAGCCTGCCTCGTTCTTTACACTCTCAGACCCGGCGCGTCTGAGGGTGAGTTGTGCGCTTCAGCAGTTGACCGCGCGAGGACACCGGATCTGGCTGGATGATATTGATGAAGCGTCAGGGCACGCATTTTTATCCTGCCGCCTGCCATTAAGCGGAATAAAAATCGATAAGATCGCTTTCTGGCGTTTACGTGAAACGCCGGCGCTGACACAGCTGGTCACCCTTTGTTCAAAAATCGCTGCGAATGTGCTTATTGAAGGCATTGAAACAGAACGGGACCGTACTTGCGCGCTTCATGCTGGCGCGCGCTTCGGTCAGGGATATTATTGGCCATCCTGGAGATGGCAGGAGGACTGA